CGTCGACATTAAAGATTGGGTATGATGGTAAGTTGGTTACACTTGTTGTTTGATAGTGACCAGCAAAACGTGCTGCAACTTGTCTAGTGTAAGCTGGAACAGCTACACCTCGAAGTTGTTGTGTGTAACATAACATAAAGTAGATGGTACCTTTGTCTGTTACGTATTTAATCCATTCTCTAATTGTGTTTGAAAAACCAGTGCCTGATGAAGGTGCTATATTGTTGGAAAAAGTAAGCTCTGTTTGGTTGTATGTAGAGCTATGTGTATTAATTCCATTAAGAGCAAAGTTTGGAATATAGCCTTTGTTACTATTCCATCTTGCCATAGTCATAGTTGTGTTAGATGTCTGCCTCTGGAATCCGGGCCATGCATTGTTGTTAATCCAAGCATAAAAGCTCGCTTGATCCATATTGGTTACAGTTGAGATGTAAACACTTACATAGTCAGAAGGGTCCACAGATTTACCAACCATCCACGGCCAGTCAGCAATAAGGTCTGAAACTTTGTCAGTTCTGGACCAATTTCCAACGTTGTAGTATGTTGAGGTGCCCTCTGATACTGGACCTTGTTGTCCACCAATGATGCCATTTTTCCTTGCTGCGTAATCCATATCTGGGTAGTAAGCGGATTGTGTCGGTGTTGTTGCAGCGGATAATTGACCATCAGTGTACAACCAGATTCGCTTATTATAGTCCTGAGGAAAGACTGTTTGAAATCTGTTTTGTGGAATTGGATTCGTTGTTGTTTCTGGGATTGCGTCGTCATCACGAGGATCAAGAGCTTTGAATGGGTTTCCTTCACCTGTTGTTGCTAAACGTGATGCAATTCTAACTCTGGTAATAACACCAGGTTGAAGGGGATTTTGTAGTGACATCAATAAGAACAAGACCAAATGTGGACGGTCAGCCATATTGTTGTCGTCTAGATCATCTGAGACATCTCTGTAAAAGTATTGTTTACGTGCGTCGTGTAAAGTGTGGCGTACATTCCAGGGCATAGTTACACCCTTTGCTGAGTATGCGTATTTTTGCATCATACTAACAGGAACAATACTGGTATTTATACGTCTTTTAACCCAAGCTATACCAACAGCTCCAGAGAATAAAGGATTACCAATTACAGTGAACCTATATTTAAAAGAGCCTGTATATCGCTCGTGTTGTAG